CCATTCTCTGGCCAAGTGTGAATGCTAATGTGACTCTCAGCAAGAAGAGCAATAGCAGTCACACCTTGAGGATCAAACTTGTGAGATGAGACATTCAGCAATGTGCTTTTGCAAACTTGTGCTGCATGAACAAGAACATTGCGAATGTGTGCTTCATCATCAAGTAGATTTTCAGAGCAACCTTTCAATGTAAAAAGGATGTGTCTCATCATCCAAAAGTGGAGTCAGGCTCCAGGGCAATGTAATAAGTCAGGTCATAGTTGGTGTTCTTGAAACTTGCAAGCAGTTTCTGAGAAACAATCACTTCATAGGTTCCAGGAATGATCTTGATGTTCTCTACCTTGAAGTTGAAGGTAAACTCAGATTCAGTTTCACCAACAACAATGGAGAAGTCATTGGAGGTATCATTCTTCTTGTCACGAACCACCAGTTGCACAACACCATTCTCACCAATGGCAGAGATGTCAGGGAGTTGATAGACAGATGCTGCTTTCAGCAGTTTGTCCAGTTGGTTGGTATCAAGTTCAAAGCAAACATCTTCAGAAGGAAGAGAGATCTCTTTGTTGGGAGGAGTAACAATTACATTCTCATCAGCAAAGAAGTACTTGGAACGCATACGACCTTCTTTGATGACAACATAACTGTCATTCTCAAAGTCAAGATCAGGACTGTGATGCAGACCAAGACCATTGAGGAACTGGTTCAGATCATAGATGCCAAAGTCCTTGGGGAACTCTTCATCCACAGTTGCTTCTGCCAGGATGTTCTTCATCACACTGATGGTGCGAAGTTTCTTACCTTCTTTGAAAAGAATGGACTGGTTGATGGAAGAGAAGTTCTTCAGGATGTTTACAGTTTTATCAGAAAGTTTCATAATTATCAGTAGAAGGCTTGTGGAGTCCAGAGAAGTGGTAGAGCAATACACAATAGTGAATTGCTTTCAGAATGTCAAGTTTGGACTTGCCATTCTTCTTACCAAAGCGAGAAAGGTATTTGATTGCATTGGAGCGACAGAATGGTTCTGCATCTCCAATACTTTCAATCAGATCAAGAGTTTGTGTCTTTGACTCTTGAGAAGTGTAGTGGGCACGATAAGTCCCAGAGAGATAATCCTGAATTTCCTTCAGTGTGAGATCCTCTTCATACTTCCAGAAACCATTTTGGTTATTCATATCCAGTTTTAGTTCATTCACAACAGGTTCATTTGCATCATCTGGAATATCTGGATACATGGAATCCAGATATTCTTTTGTTGGGAGGGGTGTCCATTCAAACCCCTCAGGTGGTAGATGATCAGACATACTCAATCAATCATACAGTAAAGACCATACAGTTATTCTATCAAGAGCAACTTAGTTAGTCAAGTGGCATTTTCTCTCCAGTAGCAGTGTACTGGAATTGAACATCTCCATCAACCTTATCATAGAGTTCAAGGAATGCTTGCTTGGTTTCATCATCAAAACGATTCACACAAACTTGAATTGCTTTCTCTTTATCACCAAAGATAGAGTAAGCACGAATGATGTGAACCAAACGACGAGTGCTGATCACTTCATCAATACCACCATCATAGAAGGTCTTACGGATGATATCTGCCCAGTCACAGAGACGCATACAGAAGGTAGCATCATAGACACCCAGTTCCTCAGAAACATTCTTCAGGATCTTTTGTTCAGAAGCAACAGAAGGATACTCTTGCTCAAAGGTAACAGGGAAACGCTCAAGGAATGCTTCATTGAGCACATTGGTCCCAACAAAGCGACCATCATCAGATCCTTTGCCTTTAGTGTTTGCAGTGGCAATCACATTGAAACCTTCAGCAGGTTTGACCAGTTTTCCAATCTTCTTCAGGAAAACTCCCTTACCTTCAAGGATAGATTGCAGACACAAGATCTTGTTAGATGCCAGATCAAGTTCATCTAAAAGCAGCACTGCTCCACGTTCCAGAGCCTCCACGACGGGTCCATTATGCCAGACAGTTTCGCCACCAACAAGACGAAACCCACCAATAAGATCATCCTCGTCAGTCTCAATGGTGACATTCACACGAATGACTTCCCTATTTAGTTGAGCACATGCTTGTTCAACACTAAAGGTCTTACCATTGCCAGATAGACCAGTGATGAAAGTGGGATAGAAAAGACGAGATTGAATGATCTTCTTGATGTCACCAAAATTGCCAAACTTGACAAAAGTGGTGTCTTTCTGAGGAATAAGATTTTGTTCTACAGCAGGCAAAGCAGCAGGTGCATTATAGGTTTGTTCCAGTTTTTCTTGTACAGTCAGATTCCACTTACCATGACCAGACTTATAAGAAGCAAGTTTCTTAGTCACAGTTTGATAGGTGGTTCCATTCATAGCACACCAAGCACGAACATCAGCAGTGGTGATGTCATCTCCATACAGTGCCTGGAGAGAAGTAACAATGTATTCAGTAGAGAGTGCCATTGATTGTTTTGTTCAACATTGATATTATAAACCCACCCCACCCTCAAAAGGGGATGGAGTGGACAGTGGGTTGAGTGTCTTCTCAGACAATCAAATCAATAAATTCACCAAGAACTTTCTTATTTAGTTTCTTAGTCCTGAGAGATTTCTGAAATGCTGATTTGATTTGGGACTTAGTTGCATCATCTGCAACATCAAATTCTGATGATTGAGAAAGGGCACTGGAAGAAATGCCAAAGTACTTTTCATATCCAGTGAATTTCATAGAGAAACTCTTCTGCTTCCTCCAAGATGCCATCAGAGCATCATATTCAGGACCAAGATTGAATCCACAATAACGCTTCATGAAGTAACTTGCATCCCTCCCCTGAAGAACCCTGATGCCAATAAAGTTCACATCAGGAAACACATCATTTAGATCTTGGAGGAGAATACCAGTAAACAAATGATACTCAAAAGGAATCTTGAAAGTTTTTCCAGTTTTCCTGTTGCGATAGTAGTCATTGTAGGAATTAATGCGAATACATCCAACATAGGAATGATCAGAAGAACGATGGATGTTCTTACACTTGAGAAGATGACTTGCTTCACCATCAGTCAAAACAACACACTGAACCTTTTGGGTTTTGAATTGCTTCTTGAATAGAGGAATGATCTTATGGAGTGCCACCAGAGTTTCATTCAGAGGAGTTCCAGACAATCCAACACGAGGAGGACAGTGATACTGTTGATAGTGCTGAAGAGAATATGCAACCCTCCAGATATTATGCATCTGAGTATCAAGAACTTTACCAGAAACATCTGAAGTGAAGAACTCCATCAGTGAGAACCTATCATCAATGTAGAAGAATCCTTCATCTTTGTTGAAGTGAGGTTGCAGCATAATTGCTTTGCCTTCCTTATCATACTCAACCACATTGAACTCATAGGTGAAAGCATACACCTTGAAAGGAATACCAACCTTCTTACAGAACCACAGAAGATTATAGAGTTGCTTCAGGGTGTCCAGAAGAACTTCTCCCATAGAACCAGACCAGTCAAGAATAAAGATCAGACCATGATTCTTACCATCATGAAGAGTGGTGATTTTCTTGAACAGGTCTTCATTGTACTTATAGGTATGAAGTTTGGAGCAGTCCAGAACACCAGTGCGTGCAGTGGTAGAGCGAGCATAGGAATCTGCTGCTTTCTTACATTCAAACTCTTTGACCAGATAGTTGACTTCTTTCTGGGCAGACTTCTTGAACTGTTTGAACTGATGATCAACAAATGCAAATGCTTGATAAGGATCAACCATCTCACTGTCCTTCATAAAGTTGTCAAACTCAGTTTGAATATAATTGTGAACCTTTGCATTGGGATTCACAATAGAACCCAGATTGACATCAGGAAGATGAATATAGTTGTTGCTGGTTGCAGTGGAATCAACCAAGTTCTTGATGTTGTCATTTAGTGCCTGATCAGTTTTGACATCAGGTTCTTCCTGCTCAACTTCTTCTTCCATTTGAGAAGTTGCAGAACCACCACTGGATTCTTCAACAGAAGATTCTTGACTCTCTTCTGTTGTTTCTTCTGACTGATTATCAGAAGTAGTTTCACTCATTCCAGAAGTAGATCCAGAAAGGTCAGGAGTTTCTGGGACAATATCTTCTTCTTTCTTACTATCACCCTTGCAATACTCATAGAGAACCTTTGCTGCTTCTTGAGCATCCTCAAAGGTTTCTGCATCAGCAACCATATTCAGAATATCCTTCTCCTTACCATCTTTGATGGGAACATTGATGAAGTTACCAAGCTTGAACCACAGATTGATGCGGTCTGCCAGGTTCATTTCAGGGACATTTTCATTCTCAAGGCAGAAGAAGTCATCCTCATTCAACTCTTGATATCCCTTGTAGAAAGTTTTACCAAGACCTGCAAACTTACGTTTGATTAGTTTCTCAATGCGTGCATCTTCAGTCACATTGATGAACTGGTGAGGAACATCAACAGTAGGATCTTCATTGGGAGTATAGAGTGCGTGCCCAACTTCATGGGCAACCAACATATCATAAACACTGTCACTTGCTTTCTGCCACATAGGCAGAGTCAACACACGACGATTGACATCAAAGGATGCAGTAGGAACCTGCTTGTTCTCAATGATTAGGTTTTCAGTTGCCAGCAACTTTGCCAGGTTGCCTTTGACTTCCAGGTTGACAGACATTTGACCTTTTCTTCTATAACACCATCATACAAAAAAGACCTCCCCTTTTGGGGAAGCCTTGTACCGCTTCTTGAACTGTTTCAGGCGTGCCTTCGCTTGCCTGAGTGCTTGTGGTTTTAGTTTTCTCTTCTGGTCTTTCCTTGAGTGGTGTTGCCAGTTGGGAACATTAGTCACGTTGCCTCCAGTCGTCTGTGTCTTCTCTTTTGAACCATTCTACTATCTCATCAGCACTTTGGAAACCCGTTCTGTGATTTGAAGGATCAGGATCTCCTATGTCCATCTGGTTCATAAAGTCATCCAGACTACCTTCTTGCATCTCTGGATTCATTGCTTGCCTTCTTGCCTTTCTCAGCATAGCACCAGCAGATCTATTTGCCTTAGCAAGTTTCTCTGCCCAGATCATATCCTCTAACTTTACCTCTTCTCCATTTACAATACGCTGACAGATGAACTCCATTCTCAGGCGATATTGTGTAGATAACATAGATTTTCCACTACCTGTAGTATTTAGATCATTCTTGAGAAACCTTTGACTTTCTCAAACTTGATTACATTACCAAACTTATCTTCCATACCACTCTTGTGAGAGATGATAAAGATGTTGGCATCTGTAATCACATACCTGATGATTTTGAGAAACTCATCTGTCCCAAAACCATCCAGAGATGAATCAAATACTTCATCCATAATCAGAAGGTTGGTATTGACTGAGTTCTTATGTCTGGCAACTTCCCTCCAAGTGAAGAGAAGTGCCAGGTCAATACGCATTTTTTCTCCTTCTGAGAAGGATGAGTACGAGAAGTCCTCGTGGATTGGTGATTGAATTGTCTCATTGAACTCCTCATCAAGCGTGAAGTTGATGTAGAAGTCCATCATCTGCAAATACTTATTGACCTGCTGATTGATAAGGGGCAGATACTTCTTGATGATTTTGGTTTTTACTCCACCATCTTTGAGAAGATTGTAAGTGAAGTCATAGTAGGAAATATTATCCCTTTTATCAGCAAGGTCAGTGTAAGTTTCTTTGAGATTGGTTTTGAATTCTTCTAACTTTACATTCTCAGAATTTCTGTTTGCAAGGTTTTCGGCAATTGTTTGAATTTCAAGTTCAAGATTTCTGATTTGTTTTCTACACCCAGAAATCTTAATGTTGTTTTGAGAAATGCCATTCGTTAGTTTAGAGATCTCCTTAGATAGAGCATTGAATTGACGCTCTCGCTCTTCCTCCTCTTTAATTGCTCCCTCCAGTTCTTTATAACCAGATTGCAACTCCTTTGCTTTATTTTGAGCGTCTTCAATTCTATTTATTCTAAAGGTCTCATCAATGTCCTGAGTGCAGGTGGGGCAAACCCTATTCTCATTGAAGAACTTGTGCTCTTTAGTAATAGTAGATACTTTCTGGGAGATCTTTCCTTTTAGATTTCCTAACTTACGAAGTTTCTCTGTTGCACCAACATACTCATCCAACTTCACCTGGAGAGAATCAAGATCAGTTTGAATCTGATCACTCTCTTCTATGTAATTGCCAATTTCAGAATCCAGATTGGCAATCTTTTCTTTGTTGGCATTGATGTTGGCATTGCCACTGTTCTCAATTTCATCAATAAACTTCTTCTGCATCTCTACTTTGTCCTTGAGAGATTGTTTCTTCAATTCTAAAGTTCTGGTTTCTTCCTTACAAACTCTGATCTTATCTTTGATAAGAGAGTTCATTGCAGAGAAGATTCTGATATCAAGAAGATCTTCAATGACTTCACGACGATTGGAAGAAGTCAATTGCATAAAGGGAACAAAAGTGCTGCTACCCAGAATCACAATCTGAGTAAATGACTTGTAGTTCATCTTCAGAACATTCTGCTCCAACCACTTCTGCTGGTCCACTGCAGAAGCACTTTGATCCAATGCTTTACCATCTCTATAGATCTCAAAGATGGCAGGTTTGATTCCCCTTACAACCTTCCACTCAACATTGTTTACAGTAAACTCAATCTCAACTCTACAATCTTTCTCATTGATTGAGTTGACCAGTTGTGGTTTATTGATTTTCCTGAACGCCTTCCCATAGAGAGAAAAGGTAAGAGCATCAAGGATAGTGCTCTTACCTGCTCCATTTGATCCAATGATCAATGTGGTTCCATTTTCTGTCAGGTTGACTTTGGTTTCGTGCTGTCCTGTTGAGAGAAAATTTTTCCAACTAATAGTTTTAAACAGTATCATATGAAATATCAGAGGGAGGAATCACAATGTCATTGGATGTTATTATTGTATAACGGTGTCCATGGATTTCGCAAGTTTTTATCATTAAATCGTCATCAATCTCCAGAACTTGCATCTCTGGAAATCCATTCTCTTCTTCCAACATCAGTCCATAACGAATGGCATCATCCTCCTCCTCAAAGATGTAGAGGACTTGATCCCCATCATCATCTGTTACTGAAAATGCACCTTCTTTTTCTTTTCCTGCAACTGTTAGAAGAAACATTAAACTAACTCACAAGCCTCTTGGTAGATATCTTTCAGAAGTTTTTGAACAATGGATTTGTCCAGATGTGTTTCTGATTCCTCAATATATCTATCAAGGATAGAAAGAGTGTCTTCTGATTCATATGCCTCTGTTTCATCACCATACCAACCAGTGAACTCATGGTTCTCTACAACTTTCATCTCTGCTACACCAGCAGAATAAAGTTTGTCAATGAACTTTTCAAACTTGACTGTATCACTCTTCTTACGAACAATGACCTTTACAATCTTGTTTTCATATTCAGAAGCATTGAACAGTTGGTGATCATTGTCCTCATAATAGATGTTATGGAACAACTTGTAGGGATTGTTGACTGGTGTGTGTTCTAATGTTTCAGTATCAAAGATATGAAATCCTCTGGTGTCATTTACATCAGTCCAGAACATTTCATAAGGATTGCCTAAGTAAAATACTGTTCCATTGTCCGATCGAGTGTGATAGTGACCAGAGAAGACCTTGGAGAACTTCTCAAATAGTTTGCTCTCAAGACCGTGGTCCATGACGATTTGACGATTAACTCTAAATCCTGTGAGCTCAAGGTGCCCCATCGCACACTTGCAAGTTGTATTTTGAATAGATTTGATAGTACTCTCTTCGTTTTCTGCATTAATCCAAGGAATGAATAAGATATTAAGATTATCAACTTTGACTTCTGTTGGTGAAGAATAAACCTTTACATTTGAATACTCCCTCAACAGGAGATCAACTGCATTGATAGAGTTGGTGTTTTTGTAATAAGCATCATGGTTACCAACCATCAGATGCATATCAATTCCTCTTTCTTTCAGAGGATCAAAAACAACTCTTTGTGCCCAAGTCAGTGCTTTGAATTCAATACCTTTGCGACTATCAAAGGCATCACCCATATGAATAACAGTCTTGATACCCTGTTCATCTAAGGTAGGGAAGAAGACATTCTTGTAAAACTGTTCAAAATAATCATGGAACAAGGTGGAAGATTTCCTTGCTCCATAATGTGTATCAGTGATGATTGCTACTTTCATCAATAGCGAAGTTTAGAGTGGACATTATCTTTGATGCTATTGTAGTCAGAGTAATTGCCACTGTCAAGGTCATTGGCATCAAATACTTCATCAAAGTTAGTTTTCTCCAGGATCTTGTTCTTGATCTCTAACTGCTTCTTCTCTTGGGAGATCCTTCTCAGGAAAGCATAGTAGATGATTTGAGTGAAGTATGCAAATGGATTCTTGGACTTCTCAGGATTGAAATTATGAATATATCTCACACAGTTCTCAATACCATCACAGATCATATCATCCTTGAACATGTAGTTCACAAAGTTTGGTTTGTATGATAGGTGATTAGCAATCTTCAGAAAGCACTCTCCAATGTAAGAGGGAATCTGAGGTTTGGGTTTGTCATTTGCTTCTGCCCGCTTGACCTCAGCAAAATAGTTCTCAAGAGCTTCAAGAAACTCTTTGTTATTCACGTAGTGTTCAGAGTTTCTTCCTCTTTTCATCTGATTAAATCTTGGAGACAGCACTGACATAATATATCTTTATCTGATATTAGTATACCAGGAATTCAAATAGTTGACAAGTTCTGGAATCTTGAGTAGGATAGGTTTGTTCCTTTTGAAGATAAGTAATAGCTTGAAGCTTAGCTGTTATTAAAGATCTTCTCTAAGACCTCTTTTGCTTCAGAGACAGTAGAAATAAATCCCATTCCTTTACTTGGTTTGGTATTATTACCATCTCCTTTGAACATCTTTCTAATGAAGTCTTGGTAATTGACAATCATTTCTACATCAGAGGATTCACTCATAGTAAGAACATCACTCATGTCTACTATGAACATATCTTCTGTAGTTGTCTTTAACCAAGGTTCAAACTTGTACCCTGTTACTTTACCTCTAATCTTTACTTCCTCTACAACAATAGGATTAGATAAAATTAGTAAAGTTCTATCACCTTCATCAGATGCTGCTACTTTGGTAAAGATTTCATCACCACATTTGAATTTGATTGTTGCGTAAAAATCATCTTCCATCATAAGCAATACTCCCTTTCTAATCTTTTATGTCAATAGAAATAATGTCATAATTGAACTGTTCTTGAACATAAATCTTGATTCTTTCAATAAAGTGATTCAATGTATAATTCTTTCTTGACCCTGTAGTAAGGTCATCAGCAATATCATATAATCTTGCTTTTACTTTGTCTTTGCCTTTTCTTAGGACTCTACCAATACTCTGTAAGTTTCTAACTCTTGATTTGGATGGAGAGGCAAAAATAACGTTGTGTAGATTCTTGATGTTGATACCTGTGCTGAAGGTTCCATAAGATGCAACAATAATTGCATCCTTCTCTTCCTCAGTAATTTTTCTTACAAGTTCTCTATCTTCAGCATCTACGCCACCATGAATGAAGAATACTTTTCTTTCACTGGTTACCTTGCTATTTATTATTTCAAAAAGTACCTTACCGTGTGCTTCTACTCTTGAGAAAAGAATAAGAGTATTACCTGTTAGGTCAATAGCAAGATTAGTGATGAATTTGTTTCTTTTCTCATGACCAATGAGGAATTGAATTTCATCTTCATAAGTATCAAACTTCTGTGGTTTGTACTTGAGAACTAAACATTGAATATCAAGAGTAGAGAGATGACCTTCATCAATCAGTTTCTTAGTTCCAGTAACTTTATATGATGGACCAAATAATCCTTCCAATACCCATTTGTGGGTTTGTGTTCCATCAAGTGTTCCAGTGAAACCATATCGATACTTAGCATGATGCAACTTGTCCATGATACCTATCAGTGACTTGCTCTTGAACAAGTGTGCTTCATCTCCAATTACAACATCATATTCTTCAAAGAATGATCTATCTAAGTTGTAAACAGATTGCCAAGTTGTAATAGTAACTTCGCTGGTGTTTATTCTTTCTCTACCAGCATAGATCCTGTGGCAGTAGTTTTCTGCATCCCACCCATAATCCTGAAAGTCCTTGAACATCTGCTCTACAAGGGACGTAGTAGGCACTACAAGAAGGATCTTTTTACCTAATGCCACAAAGTACCTAACAATGGCATAAATCATGAATGACTTGCCAGATGCTGTTGGTGAGATGAGAAGTTTTCTGTTATATCTCAGAGCATCATAGACTGCTTCAATCTGATAATCTCTTGGAGTAAAGGTAGTGATGGACTTCATGTAATCCTTCACTCCTTCCATTGAAATCATTTCATTGACTTCAAATGGAGGACCGTAAAACTTGTTGTTTGCAAACTGATATGAGTATCCAGCATTCTCACAGAACGCAACAATCTTATCAAGAAGACCTACATAGATCCTCTTGGTTTTCATATTGAACAGATGAACGTATCCATCCCAGTACTTGCTTCTGTACTGAGGCATGAATTTCTTATTGGGAACCTCAAAAGTGAATCTGTCCCTCAACTCATACTCAATGTGAGGTTCAGTTTCAATCTTGAGGTAAACTTCATTCACCTTCTGGATTGTCAAATCTGCCATAGATATAGATTCTCTTAAAGGTATTTATTACCCCAATCCAGAAGAGAATCTCATGAATTCGATAGCATTCTTGATTTGATATGTTCTGTTGGTAACTTGTTTGAGAATATTCTCAAGATACTCCAACATAGTATCATAGTAATCAATTTTGAGAGAAGCATTTGATAACTTCTCATCAGCATCCAGATATTTGGTCATTGTATCCTTGTCTCTAATTTTCTTAGGAAAGGGATTGTCAATGTAAACTTCTGGGTCTGCTTTACCTGAGAAGTATTCATACCTCTCATGTCTGATGTTCTTTCTTTGTTGTTCTGCTTTCTTTCTCAGCAGAAGTATGTTGTTGTACAACTCATAATATTTTGCATGGAGGATGGGGATGTTCAAAGATTCAGTATGTAGATTGTCTGGATCTATCTTTGCATCTTCTGACCACATCCTCTGAATAGTGTCAAGGTCAACCATAAATTATGTGCAAGGGTTACAACTGATTTCACGTATATTGTAGATAGTATACTTGAAAGTGACCTCTGCTGTAAAGTATTCCACATCAGTTTGTGTAGCATCAAAGTCAAGTGTGGTCAAGTTGACTGGGAACAGATTTTCAAAAATGACTTTGAACTTTGCATTTTGCATTGAGTCCAAAACAGTCAGTGTTCCGTCTGAATACAGATTCAGTTGTGTTTTGTCTGGTTGTACAAGATCATAATCTTCTCTCTGGAAATCATATATCTCTTGCAAACTGTCTGGGAATGCAGTACCTCTCATCCAGTTTTGGATTTCCATATAGTTCTCAAGATTTTCATCAACTAAAAATCTGATGGTCAAATCCTCAAAGTCCATCACAGTTCCTGGAAGGGGAATGTGCTTCAGATAAGTATTCATCTGTGCTTCAGGGAAGTTGAGCGCAGGAAGATTCACTGCACTACCAAAGAATGCCAACTTTGGTGCTCTATTCACTTGAAACCTAAAACCTGTAGGTGTCAGAAAGTTTCTATTTGTAATTTGACCTTTTATTGGTTTCTTCGTTGCCATGGTATCTTTTTTAAGTATTTAGAT